AAATCTTCCCCGGACGCGGCGGCAAGGTTCATAATGCCCGGCAATCCGCCGATCATCTGCTTTGTTTTCCAGCCCGCCATAGCCATATATTCAAGGGCTTTCCCTGATTCTACGGCGGTAAACTGCGTCGTCGCGCCCATTTCTTTTGCAAGGGCGGACAGCTTCGCCATATCCCCCGCGGACGCGCCGGAAATGGCCTGAACCGACGACATTTGCGCTTCAAACTCCGCGGCTTTTTTAACCGGTCCGGCGTACAGGGCCGCGCCCAGCGCCGCCGCTGTACCGATCACGCCGCCAAGCTGGGTTTTTGTCTGTGAAATTGCTTCGTTGTTCTTTTGAATCGCGCCGTTCAGCCGCGCTAATTCCTCTTGACCGCTTTTCAGCCGGTCATAACTTTTCGCTAATCGTTCGTTTTCCTGCGCTAAACGTTCCGTATCAACGCCCGCGTCGGAAAGTTCGTCGCCCAGCGTCCGCAAGCGGGCTTCCTGCGCTTCGATCTTTGCGGTTGTGTCGGCAATCTGCCGTTCGTTCCGCTCCATAGCGGCCCGCAATTTTTCCGACGGCTGTTCCGTTTGGTTCATTTCCTGTTGCAAACGGTCATGTTCCGCGGTCAGCCGTTCCAGCTTTTGACGGTTTGATTCAAGGGCGGTCGTTTGCTTTTTGAACGCGTCGATCTTTCCTGCGGTAGAATTAAGCTTCTGCATTGTGTTTTGAAGCTGTCGCGTGGTGTTGATCGCATTTTGAAACGACGCGTTAAAGTTTCCGCCCAAAGACGCTTGCAACTTGAAGAGTAGTTCATACTCTTTTCTGTTTGCCAAACCGTCACCCGCCTTTCTTTTGCTTCCGTTCTTTTTCAACGGCGTTTGCGTCCTTTATCCACAAGGCAAATTCCGAAACGGTCATGTTCAGCCAAAAGGGAACGCCGGTAAAGGACGCTTGCGCCATTTTATAAGCTTCACGCCGCCACCATTGTGCGGGGTTCTGCTTTAATAGCCCGAATCCAGCAAAAAACGGCGCGCCGCTCCTGTGATCTTGTTAAAATCTTTCATGGGCATAGCTTCCAGCACGTCGCTTCCGATACCCGCGGCACGCGCCGCCATCTTGCTCTGGAAACTGGTGGAGATTTCCGGCGCAAGGGCGTATTCGCTCATGCTCTGCATTTCGTTTTCAATCGCCACCATGTCCCGGCCTTTCAGCCGCCCGAAATCAAAGGTCAATTCCTGATAGGTCTTGCCCTCGTACTCGAACGGCTTTGCGAATGTGTGCTTGTAAACGCTCACGTCCTCGCTCTCCGCGGCCTTTACGGGGCTTTCGACTGCCGCCGGGATAGTATCAGGGGCCGGGGCTTCCGCCGCGCCTGTGGGGTTCTCTGCGCCGATTTCAGCAATGTTTTTTACCTTGTCGCTCATGGTTCAATTCCTCCGTTTGTTTTCAAATTTTGAAATGTAGAAAAGAGATAAAACCCCGGCGGGTCATGCCCGCCGGGGGTCTGCCCTTACTTGCCCAGCGCCTTTCGCACGTCCTCCAAATAATCAACGCCGTTCACAAAGAAGATAAAATTCAGAATGTCGATTTCCAGCTTCTTCACGCCGTCGATGTAGGTGGCAAAATATGTCACCGCATATTCGCCGGACGCTTCCGCGGGCGACGCGGGGGCCAGCTTTCCGGGGGCAAACTTCGTCGGTGTCACCATCAGAATGTGCTTGACTTTCGTTTGCTCGAATTTCCCTGCGGCGCTGTTCCATAACTGCTGGGAAGCGCGGAGGTCGATCTGGTGATTGCGCGGTTCCAGCAGCTTGATTGCGTCCGTCGTCACCGAACGGAAATTCAGCGTCAGGGTCATTGCTTCGATGTGTCCCACGAACGCACCGTTGAACGTGCCGGAAATTCCCGCGCCTTTGACTTCCTCCGTGATGGAGGAAATTTCCGGCAACGACACTTCCGCCATTCCGTAAAACTCCGTCGCGTCCTCATACACGGCAAAATTGGTTACGCCGTTTTCAACTTTCACGTTTTGTCCCTCCTTACGCCGTCAACGCCGCGGAAACGTACTCCACGTCATACTCCAGCACAAACTCGCATTCTCTCATGGGGCTGGGCGGGGTCAAAAACACATGGAACGTCGCCTTGCCTGCCATAAGGGAAGTCACGGGGTTGTCCTCTTCCCTGAATTCAACCCGCCCGCCCAGCAATTTCTCTTCCGCAACAAGGCCGTTCAGCCAGATATTTACGGAATCAACAATGCTGTCAATCAGCCGCCGCGTCATTTTCTTGTCAACCTTGCTCCAATAGGTCAGAACAAGGGAGTTCGCAACCCAGCCGAACATACGGGAAACGCAAATGAAATAATTCTTTACGTCTGTGTCAGCCGGGAAACAGGCCGTTTCGTCGCCCCAAAGGACATAACCGCCGATGAAGTTCAGCGCGGTAATAATGCCGTTGCTGTTCAGGTAGTTAGCTTGCTGGAGGTCCAGCAGAACAACCGTACCGTCGGCAAGAACCGCGCTGACCATCTGCAAAAGCTTGTTCGACGGGCTTTCCGCCGGGCAACCGCCGTTGTCCGAATCGGTCAACCCCATTCGGCCCGCCGCCTGTACGGAAGCATGAAAAACCCGCTCCCCAAGCTTGAAGAGCGGCCAGCAGATAAGCTGATATTTTGAATTGATGTTCTTTGCCTTTTTCCACGCGGGCGCGTCGGCGTAATGCCGAACGTCGTTTGTGTCAATGTCGCAAAGGGCTTTCCCCTCGAACACGCCGTTAATCGACTGGACCTTTGCCGACATGATCGCGGCAACCTCCGAATCGTGGGACCAGCCGGGGGCAAGGACCAAATCGGCAACAATACCGTATTTCGGAAAAACGGAATCCAGCAGTTCAAGGCCGGAATTCTTCTTTGTGTTGGTATCGAAACCGCCGATAATCTCTTTCTTTGTCACGGCGGCGGGGTCCACCGCGTCAAAGGAAATCGTAAGTTCGCCCGCGCTTTCAGGAATCGCGCCGCCCTCCAGCACTTCGACGATCAGATTTTCCCCGTCGTAAAGGGTGTCATAATCGGTCCCGGCAACGTAGTTCGCGGGCGCGTCGTCCTCCGCCGCGGTGTTCTTCACCGTTACGCTGTCTTGCAATGCTTCCAGCGGAAGATAAACCTTGCCGTCGGTGACGGGGTATTTCTGTTCGGCAACGGCTTTTTTGTGCTTCGCGGGGTCCAGAACGTTGACAAGGACCACGGGCGCAACGCCGTAAAGCTGGAATTGCGAATAGATCATTTCGCAAAGCGGGTATTTTTCCCAATCGTCGCTAAACCCAAAAGCGGAAACGGCTTCCGCGTAGGTGTAGCACATGACAGGTTCGTTCACCGTCCCGCCGACGGTATGTACCGGCGCGGCTCCGACAACGAAAGGAACGCCGGAATCCGCTTCAACAGGGGTCGAAACGGACGTGTCAACCTGTCGTGTCGATACGCCGTGATAATAGTTAGCCACGGTTATACCTCCTTACCTCTCCGAATTGCGGAAGCAATGTCGGAATAATACTTGTGCGCGATATTACCGGGGGTCTTGACCTTGACGGAAAATGCCGCCAGCCGGTTTGTCGGCACAATCAGCCGGGGAATTTGCGGGTACTGCTCCACCGCGTCCGCCAAATACGCCAGCACGTCCGAAAGCGTCCCGCGGAACACGGCGTTTTCTTTCAGCCGCCCGCGGGGAATGGACGGGCCGACATAAACGAACGTGTCGTAGCCCTCCGCGTCCTCTGCGGGCTGTTCTGCGGGCTTTTCGCCGGGGGTGGTGCTGTTATCCTCCCCGCCCTCTTCCCCTCTTCCTGCGCCCTCTGTGGCTTCCTCTGCGGTCGTTCCGCCGCCGCCGTCGGCCCCGCTCCCGGCGGGGTCCTCTCCGCCCTCTGTGGCGCTCTCTGCGCCGTTCTCGCCGCCGGTGGTATCGTTACCCCCGCCGCCGTCCGCGGCGCTTCCTGCGGGCGCTGTGGGCTGTCCTGCGGGGGTCTGCGCGTTATAGGCGTTCAGCGCGTCAATGATCGCCGCTTTCGTCATGCTGTCGTCGGCGGGAATCCCGTTTTCGGTGGCAATCTCCAGCAACTCCGCTTTCGTCATGCCGGTTTTGAATTCTACCATTTGTTTTCTACCTCACTTTCAATCGTTGGTGTGTTCCCGTTGTAGTCCGCGGCAAAGGGCGGTTCCAGATAGACCGGCGGCAATGTCCAGCCCATCACCATTTCCCCCAAAAAATAAGGGGCGGTGTTGTCCTGATACACGATCATTTCAAGTGGCGGTTTCAGCAAATACCGGTCGGCAACGCTCCCGTCGCGTAAAAAGGCAAGGCGAATCCGGGTAAGCAGATTCAAAAGGTGTTTTTCGCCCTCTGCCTTATTCTCCGAATAGACCGCGGCGACAATCCGAATCTTGCATTCGCTTTCAAGGGGTTCCCCCGGCTCCTGATCGTCCTTGCCGGTTAAAAACTTCAAAAGAACGTAGGGAATCCGTTCCGTTTCCGATTTTTTATCTGGAAGCGCCAATTCGTGGACCTCCGCCGGGCGTTCCGGGGTTTTGCCGCTCTTTCGATCAACCCGCGTCGGCAAAACAAGGTCCTTGATTTCGTTCTCGATGTAAGCTTTCAGCGCGTCCAAAAGGTCTAAAGGTGTCATTGTTTACCCTCCGTAGCCGTTCAGAATCCGGGTGATTTCGTGTTCAAGCCGCTTGTTCATGGTTTCCGCGGCCTTTTCCGATACCTGTTCCAGCACTTCCTCATTTCCCGCCATTTGTGCGGTTGACTGTGCCATGAATTCAGTTATCGGGAGAGAACGCCCCGTTTCACGCTCAAACATTCCCGTGTGTCCGCTCTTCATGCGTGCAATAAAAGCGTGGGCGAACGGCGTTTGACCGTTCCTGCGCATGACCGCCGCTTTCACTTCCGCCCGCTGAATCGGCAACGTGGGCGAAACATTAAAGCGGTACAGCGGCAATTTGTAGCCCGCAAAAGTTACGGTCCCGCAAACGCCGCTGTCCGCTTTCTGAACCTGTGTGCGAATGTTCGCCCCGGCCCGGACGTTCTGCGCGGAAATGGCATAAACGCCGGTGATCTGCCGGACGGTTTCGGTTTTAACCGCGCTGTTCACCCGGCGGACAGCGCTTGAAAAAGCCTTTTGCGCGCCGCCCGGTATGCCGGAAAGAATCAGGTTCACCCGCTCGATCTGTTCGTTTGTAATCTGAATCATTCGGTCAACCTCTCCAAATACAAAACAATGTCCCCGGCTTCCGGGTGAACCTTTCTGATCTCGTAAAGGTCGCCGTCGATCTCCACGTTCAACCCGCGTTTCGGAATCTGGTTCAGGACAGAAAGGGGAACATACATGACAAGATCAACAAGGGTCAGGCCGTCCACATGATCGGTGGACGGCCTCGACCGGTCTTGCGCGCCGCCATCGTCGATGATGACCGGCCCTTTGTAACGGGTCCCGTCAATCCAGAATTCCAGTTCGTCCGCGTGTTCTGCGGTGTTGTGGAATACTGCCAGCAAATCCCGCTCGGCCTGTGCTTTGAAATTCCGCATTACAGGACGTGGGCGACAAACCAACTGTTGACCTCATGGGGAACGGGAAGTGGTTTGCTGTTGATCTGCAAAAAGCGGCGGTCCGGGCGGCGCTCCACCCATGACTGCGGGACCATATCGCCCTCTACTGTGATAAACTTTTTCCCCTCTTCGGGAATCAAAGTGATTCCGCCGTAATACTCGGAGTAGTCCGCCCGCGTGGACAAAAGCGCCAGCGCTCCGTCAGGAACAAGCGGGTATTCGTCCGGGGCTTCGGGATTGGTCCAGTCGTCAAGATACCATTCGTTGTATTCGTAAATATCCAGCGCCAATTTCCGAATAGTTCCGATGTAGGTGGACCCGTCGGGCAGTTCCCGCGGCTTGATTGCCGCAAGGTCGTAACCATCCACGTCCAGAAGTTCCTTGACCTCCGGGTGGTTGATAAAGGCAGCGGAAACGTCGCTTGCCATGATACAAATATTACAGTTCACGAACCCGGTTTTCTGAACCTTTTTGCGCCATCGCTCAATGTCCGCCATCGGGTGGGACGTGGGGGCGGACCATTTCAGCGCGTCCGTCACGATGGTTTCGACGTTCTCAAACTCAAAGTCGATCACTTCGTTCAGGCCCTCGCCGATAATAGGAATCTGCCCGGTGAAAATTGCGGTTGCCGCCATCCACTCCCGGCGGCGCACAATCATCTCTTTCAGTTCTTTCAAATCCTCCGCCAACTTCTCAATAGCGCGGTCGGCGGGTTTTCTGCCGCTATATGGGTTTTCGCCCGGCGCGCGCTCCAGCAGATCGTCCACGGTGGTAATTTTGTTCGGGGCAACCAGCGCCGGGGTATAACTTACAGTCTGATAGCCCGCGTTCGGAATGGTCTTGCCGCCCACTTTCGGGTGAACAAACGGGGCAAGGGCGCGCCCGCCCTTTTTGAAGTCCACTTCGATACTCTTCGTTGC